ATTTGTTTTCGAGCAGGGATAATAACACACAGCTTGACTTTGTCAAGTACCGACGTAAAAAAGCCGCCCGAAGGCGGCTAGGACTTACCCTAACAAATGTTAGATTCGTGCGATCTCGCGGTCAATGTACCACTTGGCTTTCTCCAAGTCTTGCTTGCGGTTGCCTTTGTGGTCGGCACGTGTCAGGTACTTCACCACGTTGCCCAAGTTGTAGTTGAGCTTCTTGGCTTCAATGAAGTCGATTGTCTCGATTCCACCTACCTTGTAATGTGCAGGGTGATTTACTGGGTCGGCTTTGGGCTCGAACATTTCAATCTGTACGGGTTCGAGCATACGCTGTTTCGGTTTGCCAAGATTTGCAACGAGGCGTGAAACTTGTTCGTCGGTTAAATTTGTAATGTCGTCTTTGGCAATCGTCACACCCAGAAATTTTTTCATTTCTGGTTTTTTAACAACTTTTGGCTTCTTGATGGGCTTCTTTTTTTGCTCCGCCAACAACCCTTCAGCATATTGTTTCGCGGTAATGCCCAACTTCTTTGCTAACTCTAATTGCGAAATATTAAGCGTTACCTTCTTGGCCTTGGCTTTCTTTCTCTCTGCCCACATGGTTGAGTGCACGTAGGTGCTCGGCAACTTCAATGCTTCGGCTATTGTCTTAGCCTTAGCGAATGGATGCTCCTTGATGTAGTCACGGATACGTTGCGCGTTTGATACTTGCTTTTCAGCTACTTCGATCATGATTTAACTCCAGTTTGATGGTTAACGAACTCGGTAAGAATCTCTCTCATCTTGGCTTGCTTTGTATACGCATAGTTGGCGTTGAAGTAATCCATCACCTCCTTTGGTAGACGCAAGCTCGTATTGCAAAGCGCGGGTTTCTTACCTAACCCCCGCCCCTTGCGTTTCTTTTCTAGTTTCAGTTCCTCGATTCCTGTTGTCATTCTTCGGCCTTTCAAATACTTGGTAATAACTGGATGGTCGGGTGCCCATCATCTTGCGTAGCCACTCGGCACCCCCCATCGACTTGAACATTGCCCACTCGGTATCAGACATGCGTATCTGCCTACCCTTAAGCGGCTCAAGTGGTTTGGGTCTTGGCATTAAGTAAATTCCTCAGTGAAATCCGACTTGACCAACATCCCGCACACGACCATCTTGTCGGTGACATCTCCACGCCCCCCTCGGGGGGCTTCATCTCTTCGCACTTGTTGCACAGCTTGTATCTGTGTACGGGTTGCGTACTTCCAATGTCAAGGTTGTGCCGTTTAAATCCGTTCATCTTCGATGATCCCTTCCAAAATATATTTGATCCTGTCGAGCATGTCGGCTCTGTCTCCGAACTGCCTCGGGTTAGCCAACACTCTGTCTATCTCAACCAGTGCAAGGTAATACTCCTCACCCTTCAGCGCATGCTTGAGCTTGCCTTCGTCTTGTGGGTACGTGAATTCAAGTACGGCTTTCATAAGCGGCTCCCTTCGTCAAGCGAATGAGTAGCCGTGCCTTTCGCCATGTTCTACGTACGTCAGTAGCGGCGGCTCCAATCCATTTAAACTTAGGGTCGGTGCAACTGCGCAGTGGTATGGCTCGTGAGTGGTACTTCAGTTCTTCCATTTCGTTCTCCTTATCTAACATTTGTTAGGACACCAACAACACAAAGATTTCATCGCTGACTTTGCAACCCATGTCGGTGATGTACTGCTCGTTCTCTACCAACTTGAGCATGCCCAACTTCATTCGCATGTCCACGGGGAGGCTATTATCATCGTATAGATTTACTCTGTCACCAATCCGCACTAAGTACTTACCAGAGTCTTTGACCACCAATGCAGTGGTTTCATTCTGAAACTCCTTCTGTACCTGCTCGATGGTCGCCATCTCGGTCTGAAGAATCGTTACACGTTCCCTCGCACCATTAACTTTGTTAACAGTGACTGGATGCGCTTGGTTCTTGATGTAGTCCAAGAACATGGAAAACCCTTGGCTCTCTGCCCATATCATCAACTCTTGCTTGATCGAGGTTCTCTGATTTTGTAGCTCTCGGTCTTTGTTCCACGATGCGCGGGTTACCACACGCTCGGCTTCTTCCTTGGCCTTAGCTATACGCTCGTTGGGGTTCATCTTGCCGAACATCTTCTTCGCCATGACGATAGCTTTGTCTGCATCGGATGTGCGATAGCTATTCGAACGCCGTCGGTTCTTGCCAATACGATCGTTGCTCACACAGATCACCCGCCCCCTGCTACCCATGTAGGACGTACCAATCTCACCCAACTTCTCGCCGTCTGCCTTGACCTCGAACTCCATGGCAACCGCCCCATCACCGCTACCCATCTTAGAGGTAACAACGAATGTCCAAAGCGGGTTTAGCATAGCCAGTCGGCTAATCACTGGATCGATCAGGTGAAACACACCCTTCAAATCGTCTCGGTACTTCTCCATATCAGGGTGCAGTACCACGTTGCTCATCTGTAATGTCTTCATGCTCATGTTCACTTACTCCTAACAAATGTTATTGATTACCACTCAAACTTACCCAAGATCGCATCGACCTTGGACTTCAAATCTTCGCGCACAGTGGCATCTTCTTTCACTTCGTCGATGTTGGTTCCAAGCATCGCTAACTCTACTTGCCTACGTGCATCCTCCAACTTGGGATCGTTAGTCACATTCAGTTTTGTCAAGAGCTCACACAACTCCAACGGATTGCTAATCAGCGAGTCGTGATAACGCTTCTTCGCATCGCCTGAGTCTTCCAGCTTCTTGGACATGGATAACAGAACTTCATGCAGGCGCTCCCATGGTGTGCGCATTGCTTCGGCCAACCTATCGCTGTATTGTTGTTCGTAGTTGTTTTTCATTTCCTCCAAGTCATGCGCAGGTATGTCCAACCGAAAGTCCCCGGCCTCGGGTAATGGCTTCACGCTTCGACGGAAACTGAACTTCTTACGCACCTCCTCCAGTGGCGGGTAGTCCTCGGCCTTGTACAGTGCACCCAGATTTACTTGTGCATCACGAACCAGAGTCTCGTACTCGTCAAAGAAGTTATCGCAAAGCATCTCGAACGTACGCTCGTATCCATTCATGGTCTGCTTGTAGTCCATAAACAACTTGGTCGGCAACATGCGCTCACCCTTGTCTGCCCATGGCAACGTATGCTGATTGTTGTAAAGGCGAACCCGCGCCGCGAACTTCTCGATGTCTGCTCGTAGGCTTGTACCCGCAAACAGATTCTTCTTAGTCTGCGATGCGTCTTTGTGTGCCGATGCGTTTGCATTGACTTGGCTCGTCACCTCCCGATCAATCTTTGATGCAGGCCAAACGCTGATGTTCAATTCCACTAACACTGCTGATGCGCTGATACTCATTTCAATTCTCCTTAAGTAATTTCAAAAATTCAATTGCCGCTTCGCGAGTCTCGACTTGCGTCAATGTCTTGAAGCCAATAGGCTTAGTGCTGTCGGCCTCAACAACCAACCATGCGTTCTCGGCTATGTCTACGATCCCATACTTTGGCTCGTATTCATCCGGTCTGACGTACCAAGAAACATTAAGCCACTTTGCCATCTCAGTCCTTCGCGGGTTTGCCCGCCAACTTTGCCATTGCATACAGGTGATCGCTGATGATGTGCATCTTGTAACCACCCTCGTTCGGATACACGTGGTATGTGTATGTGTCTTCCATTCCTTTCTCTTTGCGCTTGTCTTCGCTCCACCACTTCTCCTCGTAGGCTTCTGCGCTCTCCAAGCACTCGACCAACAACATCGCTTTCTCTTTCGTCATCACGAGTTTGCGATACCCAATGTCAACTACTACCATGTGCGTACTCCTAACAAATGTTATGAACCAACGATCGAACTTACTCTTTAACGTGGACTGTCTTACCATTCGGAGCAATGACATCGTTACCTCCAACAATTGCCCACAGCACAGGCGCTGTCCAGTCACGCCCCCAATCGTTACCCACGTGCCCATCGGTCAACACGATGATGCACTCGGGCTCGATTGCTTTCTCTTTCAGATACTCTGATACACAGGACGGTGAAGTCCCGCCGCCGCCTTTCGGCTTCGTTGAGTTGATGATGTCACCCACCATGTTCTCGGTGTATTCCTCATGCGCGGCTACCTCGCTGTCCCAATAGATCAAGTCCACTTGGCTCGGCTTAACTTCTTCTGCGATACCCCTAACTTCTGTTAGGAATCCCGACAACTCTTCCTGACCCACCGAACCCGATGTGTCTACTGCGATAACCAGATGACCAACCTTCTCACCGATCAAGCTAGGCATGTACATACCTCCACTCAGGAAGCGGCGGTTAACCCTACGCCAAGATGACGTATCCTTTGCGTGGCATGTGGACTTGACGAACTCACGCAACATCTCACGCCAATTGACTTTTGGCTCAAGCAAATCGAGCAAGTCCCGATCCATCCCCCCTGCATTAGTTCCCGCTATCTTTTGATGCGCCATTACACCTTGGCGAATAGCCTGATCGATCTCGCGCTCAAGCTCTTTCTTCTCGGCCTCGGTCATCTCTTTGGCACCATCCCAATCGTGCTCATCGAACCCACCTTCACCGTCTTCGTCACCGCCCCCGCTGCCGCCTTGCTGTTGCTCCTGCTTGAGCAGATCGAACACTTGCTTAGCGTGCATGCCGCGATACTTCTCATCGACCAAGCCCATGACCTTGCCCTTCATCTCCCCGTCCTTGAAGCGGGGCATGGCGATAGTCTTCTCGCTCGGGTCTAAGTCCTTGAGCTTGAGGTTAATCACGTAGTCACAAGCGGCGTTAGCCAGCCGATGATTCTCATCGTGCAACTTCTTCCACGTAGTCAGGTGACGAAACGCCTTGTGCAGATTCTCGTGAAGCACGACGAAATTCAACTCAGGTTCTTTCAGATCAGCAACGAACTTGCGCCCGTACTTCTCATCTCGTCCGTTGGTACACGCAGTCGGCATGTTGTCCACTACGCTCGTACGACCAACCATAAGGATGCCCGACCACAGCGCGAACTTGGGATCGCGCATCAAGGTGATCTTGGCCTTCTGAACTTTTCTCTCTTCTAACATTTGTTACCCTTCGTTAAGTATCTTCAACATCTTCCTACACACTTCTTCGCTCTCATGCTCGAACACTGGAGGCCAACAGAATAAATTCCTGTCGCGGATACAGTACCCAAGCACTCGTAAGTGACCGCTCTCCGAATCCACCGCAGTC